TGAATCCCAGCGTGCCTCCCCGGTTCGTATGAGAGTTGAAGGCCTCGTTCAGGTAGGTTATCTGGTCGTTGCACAGGCACCGGTTGGCGTCCGGTATCAGATCCCCGAACAGATCGAGTCGGTAGGCCTGCGTCCCGGTTTCTGGAGGCGTGAATGGCGACAACATGACGTCCAGGAGCCAACGGTTTGATTCGCCGCTTGTCGACGCCTCGGCAATGTCACCCATGCCACCGAACAGATCGATCTGCTGCTCGCCATCGTCCTCCGGCGACACCATCGGGAACTCGTCCGTTCTCGGGTACGGTGTGAACCAAAGAATCGAGTCCCCGCCTTCGACCGCATAGTCTAGGAACTGGAACCGGTTCACCAACCGCACATTCTGCCAAACGAACCGGCGGGCCGCGTCGTACACCGCATTCTCATTGACGCTCGTCGGATCCGAGATTCCCGACACGTCATGTTGATTCGCGGCAACACCATGCGTGAAGTAATCCTGACCGATCTCGAAAGCGTAGTTCTCATCCGTTCCTGACCCGTCCGTTGTCAGGCCCCCCCCAACCAGCCGGGCCCCACCCTTGCGCACCATGGCGTAGAAATCCGACATTGTGGGCTTGCAGGCCTCCAGCTCTGTCATCTCAACGATGATCGATTCCCCAGCCGCCAGTACAGTGTCGCCCACCAGCGACACCTCAACACTGTCCAGCCTGGCGGCCGGGGTTATTCGCACAACGTCCCCGTTTGTCGTTGCCGAAAGTGCAAGCGGAACACCCTGCCCGGTCCATGTGACCAGCAAGGACGCCGCCTTTGTCGTGTCCGTTGACCGCAGCGCAACGAAGGCATGCGACGCCACGAATCCCGGGTGCATGCTGTACGCTGTGCCGGTGTAGTTGCAGGGGAACTTCTGGCCGGCACCGTACGTTCCGGCCGACAATTCCCAGGCCGGATACTTACCCTCGATTGCCTCGCCAACCTGCGTCCCATAGGCCGGGGCCAGGTAGTTCTGTTCGGTGTAGTAGGCCTGGGCATCCAGGGCGTTCTCCAGGTTGTACCCACCGATACGCTGCCCGTCAGATCCTCGGAATTCACGGTTGAACGCGTTAACGGTCATTTGCACCTGGTCCCCGAAATCCCGGCTCAAGTAGTCCACCTGAGTGAATGGACCAAGGACCCAGTCGGCAGCCGGCAAGAAGTCCTCGGTGCCGTCATTAAGAATGACTACCCACCCCAACGGGAACCGCCAGAAATACAGGATGTGCTGCGAGTAGTCCGGGGCGCCGGGCATGTCACTTGTCATGCATGTGCCCGCATAGTGGATCTGCCACACTTCGAACGTCGGATCAGCAGGCCACGGCACGGCATAGGCCGCCGAATGGTGCAGACCGGCAGTCGTAACGTCTGGCCGGGTCGAAGTGAAGAAGATGTCCTTGTTCTCCCGTGTCGGAATGTCGCATGGCGGACTCGCGCACACCGGCCAGCATGCTTCTCCGGGCTTCGTCGCCGGGCCCGGAAGGAAACCCCCGTAACTGGTCCCCAACAGGCTGTCGAGCCGGTACGCGAGGCGGGCGTACTCGTACGACAAGGCCCGCATCGGGGCCGCCTCGAAGCCCGTTGCCGGGTCCTTCAATCCGCGTTGCGCCTTCGCCGTCTGCCACTTCAGCTCGGCACTGTACAGATTCAACGCCATCGGGACGTTGGACAGCCTCGCCGCCTCGCTTTCCAGCCCGGCCTGATCGTTCCCGTACACCCATGCCATCCAAGGGTTCTGGACGTTCGGTCCGCCTGCTCCCTCCCCAACCCCTACCAAGGGCCATTGGGCAGTCCCCGGGGCAAGGGCGGCGTAGGTCTCGGACCACACCCCCTCGGGGTAGAAACGCAGACCGTCACCAACCAGCATGGCCCGGCTGGCGCCGAGCATGCCTTGGACGATCCTCCAGACACCGTCCCCGAGACCGGACGCTAACCGCTCGTTGACAGCTCGCGCGAACAGGTTCTTCTGTCGCGAAGTGATCGGGTCGCCTGGGTTGGCGAAGACCGCCCGAGTGTACCCCGGGAGCCGACCCTGCCGGGACCATTCGTCCTCAAGGGCCTGCCTGATAAGAGGTTCAAGCATCTACTCCAGCCCGTGCAGGTAGTAGTTGAGCTCGACAGAAATGTCGTTCGAGGCTGCGGCTGACGTGACGCGGAACAGATACTTGGTATCGCGCGCCAGCACCCATTCCGTCGCCGCCGATGAGTGTCCCGACAGCTTACCGCCGGTTGGCCCGCTGCCGGACTTTTTCCACATGATGCGCGTCCCATCGGTTGTGCCACCGGACGTGCCCTTGTGGATCGCCAGCGTGGACGCATCCGGGTGGTTGCGGTTCCGGTTGAACGAATCCTGCGCGGTTGTTCCGGTGCGGTCGGCACCCTCGTAGAGTTCGACCGTGATGCCGTAGATCCCCTCGACGGTGTAGGAGAAATGCGGGATTTCGGCGTCGTCCGCTACGGTCAATAGGTAGTCCTGAGTCCCGGCTGAACCCAGCGTGATTACGTCGCTGTACGAGTACGCATCCCCCTGGTGCAGCTCGTAGTGCTCGAACGCCACCGCTGCGACGTGAAGCGGTACAAGCTCGCCGCCAACCGGGTTGCCGTCCGGGTCGGTAACGACCACGCCCTGCACAACCGTCGCCGGCGACCCACCGTCGCTGTAGGTGCGGAACTGAGTGCCCGAAACCGATTGCGAGATCTTGTGCGTTGCCGGTGTTAGGGCCATAGGCTAGGCATCTTGAATCGCCACCACCCGGCACTCGCCAGTCGTCGGGGTTGTAGTGGCAACCAAACTAAAAGTGCCGGTTGTCCACATGGCAGCAGCCCTGCCCATCGGGATTACGGTGGCCGAGATTTGGCTAAAGTGCTCCGCGTCCTCGGGCGGGACCAGCGTCCCACTGGAAGTGGCCACAATGCACTCGTAGTAGAATCCACCGTGCGAGACGATGTTTCCCAACGCATACGATTTGCTGGTAATCCACGCGAGACCGTCGGCATGGATCGTCGGAGCGCACGCAACCAATCGTCGCCACTTGTAGTTGCCGAGGTCGGTATTGAAGAAGGTGTGGGACGTGTGGGCGGTTGAACATTTGTAGTACAGACCGTCGTTGGTAACCACTTGGCCGACCGTGTATGCGGTGGACGTTAGCCATGCCAGGCCGGCTGCGTTCTGCGTCAACGTGGCATCGTATGGCAGAAGAAGGTAGTCGCCAGCCGTGCTCAGATTCTCGACGTAGAGCACGAACGGCGTGGACACCGTCAAAGACCCCAGCGTTGTGTAGGATTTGAATGCCGTTGCCGTCAACACCGGGTTGTCCTGGAATGCCAACCCGCCAGTTGTTCCGCATGTCTGGGTCGAGGATTTCAGTCCTGCCGCCAGAGTGTTTCCGGAGTAGGTCAGCGACGCGCTGACGTTGACCGCCAATGTCGTACTGATTGCCATAAGTCACCTTTTTCTACTCACCCCCACCGGGCTGGGCCCGACGTCCCGCCACCACCAAACCCACGGTACACCCACTGCAACGGGTCCTGCTTGTACGCCTGACCATGAACCGTCTGCATTCCGAGCACCCCGGGACCTGGGTTCGACGCCTTGCATGCATCGGTCAACCGATACACTTGGTTGAACTGGGTTGTCAACCGACCTCTCGGTTGTGGCTTAAGCTCGCTTGGGTGGTTCATCAGTCGATGTCGGTTGTCCCGTCCTGGTTGCCGTAGATAGCATCCTGAAGCTCTTTCGGCCACTGCACGCAGGTCCCGTCCTTCACCCCGTACAATGTCTTCGAGGCCGGGATCGGATCGTTCTCCCGGGGGGAGTCGTAGTACTTCGACGGGTCGAACACCGGGTCAACAATCACCTCTCCCTCCCCAGTCACCCACGGGTAGATCCACGGCTCGAACCACTCGTACCCCCACCACTCTTGACGGACGTTCCACCGACCGTCACTGGTCTGCTCGATGATCGGTGGTTGCTTCACCCACCAGAACCGCGGGAACCGGTCGACGTCCAACAGGGAGGCAATGTCGCTCGTCAACAGCGTTTCACGCTCACGAAGCGCCACCGTCGAGAACGCATAGCCAACCCGATCATACGAGGCCCGCATATCGCTCCCCAGCGACACGCCCTCAACCGCGATGTTCGGGAAGCAGATTGACGTCTTGTGCAGGACGTATTGGTAGGTCGGGAACGACGTCACACCCTTGCAAAGCATCCTGAACATCTGCGCCGCGTGCCACAGGTCCTCGACAGTCGGCGTGTACACCGAACCATCCTTGGCGGTGTATGTCTCAAGATCGGTGCTGCCGCCGGCTTTCAGGCACACAACAGCCGCGAAAATCTGGTTTTGAAGCTGGGTGATGGTGTACGGTTGGGTGCCCTCCAGACTTTTCCAAAACGTGTTTGTCATCGGGCTGAGCACGTTCTGCCACAGGGCCACCGCCACCTGAACCTTCCTGATCACGTCCGGGCAGTTGCGGAACGCCCAAGTTGCCTTCCGACACGATACAATCGGCTCGTTGCCGCGGTTACAGGTCATGCCCCACGTCGTCAGCAACGGATCGCGCACCTGGAGTCCGTCGTAGTCGTTCGAGTAAAACACGACGGACGTCCGAATGTTCGGCCCGTCTGGTTGGAGGCTCGCCTGGAACGGTTTGTGCCCGTGATCCCCAGTCAACAACACCCAGAACTGCTTGAACTGAACCATGGGCCCAGAGAACGTCCGGATCTGCTGCCAGCACATCGTCGGATCGAACGTCTTCTGAATCGGCTCCTCGACATAGCCGAGGCCGGAAATCCCTTCCGTGAACTCCTGAGTTGTCCAGTATGACGGAAACGTAATCATCTCTAAAGCGGCCCTTTGTTGACGGACTGCTCGCTGAGGTTTTTCGATATCCGCCCCAGGTTGTCAGACGCGCTCTTGATCGCGTCGACCAGCGACTGCATCGTATGTGCCTGCGAGCTGACAGACTGTCCCCTGGCCGACGTTGCGAACAGACCGACGGACTCCTCTCCAGTCGCCATGTACGCATCGGATGCCTTTCTGACTTCTTCTGTGTTCATCCAATAGCGCAACTCAGCACCCCCAGGCGACCCTATAGCCTTCAGCCTTTTGTTGGCTTTGTCGAACTCCGAGTAATTCCACCCTTCACCTCTCGCGGCATTTGCAACGGTGCGAATTAGGGCCTTTGTTCCATACACATAGTGAATGAACCCTTTCGCCGCCCATTCTTTTATACCAGCCAATTTACCCCCCAACTTAGTTTCCATCGCCAGCCGTGCAGCTTCAGCCTTCGAAGAGTACCGCGTCCGTTCCATAGCCTCGCCAGGAGGAACATACGTCGCCATTTCGCGCCGGAGGGAAGTGGCTGGGTTTTTTACATCCTTCCATTGCCTTGCCTGTTCGGTTATGCCAGATACTATGTCGTGAACCTTCTTCCCTAAATATGCCACTGCAGCAAGACCAATCTTACCAATACCGCCACCGGACAGCATGGATTCAATCTTACCAATACCGCCACCGGACAGCATGGATCCAATCTTACCAATACCGCCACCGGACAGCATGGATCCAATCTTACCAATACCGCCACCGGACAGCATGGATCCAATCTTACCAATACCGCCACCGAACAGCATGGATCCAATCTGGCTTCTCGGACCGAACCTGCCTACACCGGCTATGTTCATGAACCGCTGAAGCAGCGAAACCCTCCGCGCTGCATCCCTGCCTTGCTCCTTCTCTATTTTCGCCTCTTCCTGCTTGAGCTTTTTCAACTCCTTAGCAACGCGCCTTTGCTCGGCGGCATTCGCCCGCCGCTCCTCTTTCTCTCTTTTTGCCTCTTCCTGCTTGAGCTTTTTCAACTCCGCAGCAACGCGCCTTTGCTCGGCGGCATTCGCCCGCCGCTCCTCTTTCTCTCTTTTTGCAAAAATCGCTAAATCTTCACGTTCGAGAGCTGCGGCGCGACGCTTGTTGGCGGCAAGTTCGGCAACGGCTTCAGGCTTCTCACCGAACGCTCTCATGTTCTCCCGCAACTCTTTCCTGCGCTGCTCCAACTCCCGCCACTCTTTCCGGATAGCCACCTGCCGATCTGTGGTATCGACGGTGTCGGTCAAGTTGCTTTTGCGCCGCACATCGTCAACAGCCTTCGACATATTGGTGACAGAAGATGTCACCTTCTGGGCTTTGACTGCAAAGTCGTCGGCGTTGACCTCGTAGCGAAATTCGACTTTATTGGTGGTCTCGATCATCCCTTGTTCGCTTCCTGCCTTAGTCGTATCTCTTCGCGAACCATATCCTGAATGCTCGACTCCTCCGCCGACACCCAGTCCAGAACACCGTTTTCCTCATCCTCGGTCGAGTTGATCCACAGCGCCGCCTGGACACGAACGTCCAATGCCTGCTCTACGGTGCGACCCTGCGCGACCATGCGCGCTATCGTCACCATCCAGTACGGGGCCCCCAACTTCGTCACAGCGAAGAACCTGCCTTTGGGCTTGGCCATCGTGTTGGGTCGCTTAAATGCATCCATGACGTGGTTGTGCAACCCAACCACGGTCTGGATCAGGGCGTCGCCGTGGTCAGCATACCAAGCCAAACGCAGTTGCTGCCAGAACTCCGGGCCTTCGAAGAAGCGTAACGCTTCTCGCCACCCTCTGGTAAAGAGGAACAGTGCCTGCGCCGCATGACCAGCCTCGCAATCGTGGTCCCAGAAACCATTCAGAATGGCCAGAGGATTCCCCATCCGCTGCAACAACAGGTAGTGGCCGAGCGTCAGAGGTCGCAACCGACGCCCGGCCACCCTGTGGGTTGGAGGGAAGATGACCCGCAAAAATTGCTCTTCGTTCGTCATGCCGGCGGGGTGTACAGCGGGGTGTAGGGCTGACCGTCCTTGTAAAGCTGCTTCCCGTGGAGCGGGTTCCAACGTCGCAGTGGCAGGTGCATCACCATGAGCCCGGTGTTCGTCATCTGAATTTCGCCCTCCCCGACGTAGCGCCAGTCGTCATGGGCGAACACCTTGGGCATTGCGTACCCGGGCCGCGCAGAAATCGCCACTCTGGACATTGGCTGGGGCATGTCGATTTGGGACATGTCCGCAGACACTGGGTAGAATGCTATCGTCACATCGTGCTGGTTCTTCCATGGCGTCACCCGTATAATGTCACCGGCCAGGTCCAACTGCTCGGCCAACGAAAACGAATCGCGCAGCGTCATGGACGTCATGTCGATGATCGACCAACCGTCAATCTGGGCCGACCCAGTGACGCCGAAAATAGTCGTCTCGCCAATGATGAGCAGGTCCACGTCAGGCTGGAGTAATCGCGGCGTATCGCCGGCATGGAAGCGTCATGACCGCGAATCCTTCCTGGGCCAGCGTTATGGTGCCGCCCCCCATGTAAGTGTAGTCGGAGTAATCTACACCCGTCATGCCCGCCACCTCGGTCGGAAGTTGCCCCGGGCCGGTGGCTGGCGTGTTCCTGGTCAGCCGCACCGTGGAGAACACGGCAGGAAGGTTGATGTTCTGGAAGTCGGTGTCGGCGGAGCCTAGCGGAATCGGGTAGAACCTCAAGTTGATGTCCTGAAGGAACCGGTGCGCGGCCAGTCCTACCGTCTTGTTAACGCCGTTTTTCTGCTCGACAACGGTCGTGTCGTCTCGGAAGTCGATCGAGGACATCGCACTTGCGGCAATCACCCCGCTCAACGCGACGGTTCCGTTGGCCCCAAAAATCGTCACCACACCGGTTGTGTAAAGGTCAGCCATAGTTCCTCCATCAGATTCCGGCTTCGTACTTCTTGCACGGCAGACTCATCCTGAGCATGCCGTCAGCCGTGAAGTCCATGCTGCCGTTGCCCATGTAACGGAAGGTCCCAATGGTGCGTGTCGGAATGTTCCTCGACGCCACACCTCCGGAAGCCCGCTCCACGACCACCGTGGCAAGCACGTCCGGAAGCGTAATCGCCTTGTATTGCGCAGCCGTCGGGGCGCCGGTGTGAACCGGGATCGGGTAGAATGTCAGGGTGACGTCGTCCCTGGCATCTGATGCAACGGCGCCACTCACCTCGCCCACTCCGCTCAACTGCTCGGTGACGGTGACGTTGTCCGTCAGTTCGATCCCGATCATGTCGGTCGATGCGATCCCGGAAATAGACGCCGTCGTTGCACCGGCTCCGAATACCGTGACCGTCGCGATTGCGTAGTTGTCAGCCATACGTCATACCTCCACCGTACTCAGAATCGTTTTCACTGTCCCAGTCAGCGCAAAATTGGCAGCCCCAGCGCTGGCCTGCACCGTGTCAATCGACCGAGGCCGGAAAGGGCTCACCCCGTCGCATGGCGACTTGTCCTTGAGTATCGCCAACGCCATTTCCGCGCCGCGCATCGATGTGATGTACGGTCCAGCCATTGTCCTGTTCACGGCAGGGAATTCCAGCACCTGCACAACAATCGACACCTCCCAGACGTTCGTGTCAACCCACCTCATCGACGGCGTCTTGACCAGAATGGCCAGCCGCGCTTTGGCCAGGATCTGCTGCATTTCGGACACGTAGTCGCCAATCGCCTCGATCACAATCGGCACCTGCCCGTCCGCGAACCGGGTGTGGCTATTCAACAACCCAGCCACACCAACCTGAACCTGGGCCAGGAACCCGGCGCTGGTCAACGCGGTGACGTAGGCCGTTTCATCGGCGAACTGCTGGCCAATTGTCCAAGGATACTGCATGCGTCACCGGTGCGGTCTGGTGCCCTGGGCCTCGGTCGTCAGTCGTTGCAGGATAGCCTCCCGCCGGGTCGGCACGTTGGCGTCAAGGGCTAGCCCAATCCCGTCCATGGCGCCTCGCGCCGCCGCTTGGGCCTGATCGAGAGTGTGGATGCTGGTCAGAACACCGGTAAACGTGTCCAGCAGCGCCAGGCCGCCGGCAATCGTCAACTGCCCCTCCGAACCGATCATTTCGGACACGCCGGCCTTGTCGAGCGCGGCGACAACCTCGGCCGGACCCCACTGGCCTGGGGCATCGTTCAGAACCTTCAAGGCCCCGTAGGCGGACACCCAGGACGTCCGCTCGACCGGCGTGCCGGACACGCGCTGCGAACAGGTGACGTAGGCCGCAAGTTTGGTGATCGCGTAAATCCGGTCCGGGGTGGCCAGGGCGGCAAGCGTCGCACACCCGACCAGGGCTGTTATGGCCGCGACGGCGATATAGATCCGCTTCAGAACCCCTGCAATCGAGCCTGGAGGGGGTTTCCCGGCGTTCTGACCGCCGGGAGGCTGCGGACTACCCGGATCGGCGCCCGGACCGCTAGAATCGCCTCCTGGCGCGTCCTCGTGGGCGCGCAAAGGCAGCTTCACCGAAGCAACGTAGTCCACGAGGAAGGCGGCAAGCCGGTACGGTGCCGAACGCATGATCCGGTCGAGCCAATGGGCCTCGGCTTCGTTGCCCCGAACGAACGCCACGGCGGCTTGGAGCAACCCTGCTAGGGCCGTCCCAAACGGCTTGATAGCCACGCGCAGAGCACCGACCCACGCGAAACCAGCCGCCACCCACCCGTGCTTCGCACCGAGCAGGTCCAGCAGAGGTTGAATCTCGTTCATATAGGTTAATGGGTTGAAAAATCATCAGTCAGGCCAAGCCGTTCACAAACTGTGCTGATACACGCCAACACGCCAACAATGACAGCGTACAGCAGGACAAACGGAAGGCACAAGATCGCGGTGACGACTTGTTTCATGGTTTGCTTTCACTGGCTGTGCGACGTTCGGCTTTCAACGCCGCGATTTCCTCTCGAATCACACCCAGCATGGTCAGCACCTGAGCGTGTGCAGCCCTGTTCTCGTCGCTCTCGCGCATCCACATGCTCGACATTTGGGCGATTGCGCGCTCGTTCACCACAATCTTGTCGTTCACCCGTTGGAACAGCTGCTCTGACAGTTCAAGGTGCGCCCTCCATCGAGCATCAGACTCAGCCTTGCTCTGACTGATGTCGTTAGCACGCTCGTTACGCAATTCACGAATCGTGTTCGAATGCTCAGCACGCGTAACAAAGTAGCCTGCAGCCCACCAGAGGATCCCGCCGGTCACAAGAGGCATTGCAGCTGCGAACACAGGCCACCAACCCGAGAACCAAGATTGGATCTTGCTCATGTCATCAGAACCACGTTGTGATTATCACGATTGGGCCGGCGCCGCCGATCGGATGTGTCCAGGCCCTCGACCTCGCCAAAACCGTCCTTGAGTTCGTTGACCTTGGCCTCGTCGTTCTCGTTCACTGTCACGACGCAGGCCTGGACGACCGTCCCGCCGATATTCAGCGTCGCGCTGATGCCCCGACTCGTTGCTTTTCCGGTGTAGCCCATATCGATCCTGTTCTCCTATTCCTCCTAATCACTGTATTGCGTTCGTGCTCACCAGCCATTCCGGGGTGCGCAATCGCGTTTGTCACCATTCTGGAAAACTCTCGGTTTCATGGGGATGTCGGGTTACGGAGAGTTGACGGAGTAGCTCATCTCTCGCCAGTCGCTACCGCTGTAGATCAGGGTCAGGACGTTATAGGCCGAGAGAGTGCGGGTCGCGGCCCCAAGGCGCAGCGCTGATCCGGATAGCGAGGTCGCGTCCTGGAGCGTCACCGCGGTGGTTGCGTCAGTCGCGATCAGGACGAGGATCTGGCCGACCGTCCCGGCGGTGATGGACGGCGTGTTGGTGATCGTGTAGCCGGTGCCCGATGTCAGACGGGTGACCCGAGCCGAGCTGGCGATCGTGGTGCCCTGTGCCGTCACTGTCTGGTCATATTCACTCGCCGTCATCACCGGTCGCCAGCCGGTCGTGTTGCCATCGAGGTTCACGTACAGCGCCGTCGCTCCGCCACCATCTCGACGCATGTAGACGCTCCCCACCGCCCCGGTCGAGGACGGGGCCCCTGACCCGCTCCAGATCATGCTGTTGGTGAACAGCGCCATCGCGGCCGCCCCTGCCGTGCTCCCCTCGTAGACCTTGAACACGCCGTCGGCGTCGAGGATCGCTCGATCAGCCAGTGTCTGGGCTGTCCGGCCGGACACGAGCCTCGGTGCGGTGCGGAACACAATAGCGTTCGTACCGCTGCCGGTTCCGATGCCAGCCTCCAGGATGAGCGATCCGCCCGCCTTGTTTAGCCCGTTCGTCAGACCGTTGATGAACGCCGAGCCGCCGCTGAGTCGCAGGTGTTTCGAGGCTGCGAACGGCGACCACGTGTCGTAATTCGTGTTCGCCATCACTGGCAGTGGTCCGAACGACTGCCACGAATCGCGCGTGTCCGACGTGTAGCCAATCGAGTATGTCTGACCAGCGTTGACCCAGTTGCCCCACGCAGCCCGGATGTAAGACGATGAGTCTGCGTAGATTGAGTAGTAGTCGTAATGCCGCACGTCTACCAGATTTTCAAATAGAAAAGCATTCGTCACACTGGTGAGATTGAGCACCCTGCTGTTCAGCCCTGCCTTGGTAGTCGTCCATAGGGGAACGTTGATTCGGTTGCGACGCAGCGTCACCCCTCCAGATGTAGAAAGCAGCACCGGTATGTTGTCGAAGGTGTTGCCCTCTATGATCGAGTTCGTCAGACCGACGAGATTGAACCACGCCGAGTTCGTGTATCCCGCTGCCAACACATTAGCAGGAAGCAACACCCTGACCGTGTTGCCAATCATCTCGAGTTCCACCGGGTGATTTGCCGTGCCGATCACCTCGCCGACATGTCCGTCTGCAATGCCGTGAAAGAAGTTGATCGCGAAGTCGTTGTTGACCATCTTGATCCTGCCCGCAACGGCGCCATTTGCAGGACTCGACCAGGCGTTAATGCGAATCACACCGTTGGTGGCAGCGTTGTTGGCTACCACAACATCGAATCCGCCGATCTCCAGGAAGTTCTTGGGAACGTTCGAAGAGCCAATCATCGTATTATTCGCGACCACACCGCCAACGCTGCCTGCAATGACGATCAGGTTGCCGACGTCGTCGGAACGGTCTGCAAGAATGTGGTTGCCGATGATCTGGAATCCGACGCCGTAGGCTGGGTAGAAGCAGTGGTGATGAGCAAGCGCAGACGGTTGATAGTTGGTGTTGCCACAGTGGATAAACTCGTTCCCGATCAACTGGTATGAACCCATCAATCCGTCGACAATCGAAGATCCCGTCCCCAGGGGATTCTTGTCGCACTCGATGAAGCGGTTGTTGAGGATCTTGAGTCCCGTAACCGTGTTCGGTGCGAGTGCCGACGACGCGCCGACCGCTCCCCACCGCATGTATTCGAAGGTGCAATCCCGGACGACGACGTGCTTGTCATCTTCCGACCTGATGTCGAACTTGAGCCCATACCACGGACCGAGCAAGTAGTTGTTCGATGCGCCAGCCGTCACCAGTGAGCAACCAAACGTCAACCCTTCCACAACCCAGTTGGTTGGACGGTAGAAGTACAGGACGGTCATGTTGGTATAGAGCGGTCGCCCGGCATCGTAACCGCTTATCCCGTCCGGAAACGTCGAGTTTGTAAAACCCCAGGCGTTCATTGAGATTAGCGCACCACGCCCAAACCAATGCATGTTGGCAAGCTGTGTGCCGATGGAGCCCATCTCGATTCGGTTCGACACGTTGTAGGTGCCCGGCGGCATGTACAGCCCGCGCCGCGTCGTCATCGCCCAACGCAGCGCGTTCGTCAGCGCGTGCGAACAGTCCGTTGGGTTCTGTTGGTGCCCGGTCCAAGCGAAGTTTAGCGGGCCGGTCAAGTCATCGCGCTCCCAATAGCCGCCCCCGGAACGCGGAAAGGTCGTGATGTAGTTCGTTGTCCCAGTCGATGCGTAGTGCAGCGGACCGCCTCCGCCGTCGCCGATTGAAGTGTAGCCGGTCAAGAGAACGTTCGTTGCCGTGCCGGAATAGGAAAGAAGCTCGGACACCGTACCGAACACTCGCGGCAGGGCCTGAAGCTCTTCAGCGGTGGTGATCGCGGCAAGCCCACCGCTCGAAGTGACAGTCATCAACCGCGTTCGGCCTGCAGTGGTCGCCCCGTACAGCGGCGCTTCCCCCAGTGTCGGCGTCGGCGGCGCAGGGGCGGGCTCATAGGTTAGGGTGTTTGTCTTGCTCGCCGTCAAGCGGATATAGGCGGCCTCCTGGTCGTCGGTATCGTAAAGCCGCTGCCGCATCCATGCAGAAGTGCCGACCGCGCTGAACCCCCCGGCGCCGTCCTCGGCCCACATTGTGCCCGCGGCACCGTGCTCGGCCGGGAAGGTCCAGAGCGCATCGGACGACAGATTGGTATAGGATCCCGACTGAGGCACGTCGAGAGCTTCCCTGGCCGTCGCCGGGCTGTTCCCGCCCGTTCCCCCGTAGTAGGCCGGCAGCGGTCCGGGTCGCCGACCACCCCAGGCCGCGACCTTGTCATACCGAGCCTTGTACCGAGCCGGACCGACCCCGTTGACGATGCACTCCCAATACACGTAGTGACCGATGAAGTTCGGAAGCTCGCTGCTGGTGCTGTAGATGACCAGCTCGCCGTTGCAGTACAGTTCGATCCTCGGCAACGAGGCGTCGTAGAGGATCTGAAGGTGATTCGTCTCGCCGACGTTGATAGGCGCGAACCCGTACCCGCTCACGTTCGCGTAGTTCGTCCCCCCCTTCCACAACTGCACCAGGCCGAACACGCGCCCCGTCGAGCTTCCGAACGAGTCCGCGCCGATCTGGAAATGCACCATCCGCCTCGCCGTCCATGTCGGGTCGGGCGCCTGACCGATCGCCACCGTTACCCCGGTGCTCGATTCGTCGTCCCCTGTCCCTTCATCGTCCCACTCGACCCATGATTCCATCAGGCTCGGCGTGTCCGCCAGCTCAGCGCACAGATAGCCCGTGTTGCCGACTCCAGCGTCAACGCCCCATGACTGCATCTTCCCGTCGATGATGACCAGGTTCGTGTTGAGTTCACTTACCGACCAGTTCACCCACGGCGGCCCGACGTATGGGCCGCCAAGGTTCGTCGTGCCGTACACGCCCGCCGTCCGGTAGAAGTCATCCCAGGTCAGGCATTGCCATTTCGTCCGAGCCAGGCCGTCCTTCCAGAGGTCAGTCGCCCCGATCAGATTCGAAACGCTCGACTGTGTGACCCCGATGCTCGCGTTGAGAAGGTTCGAGTTGGCCGCGAACAGGTTCGTTGGCCACGCCAACGCCAGGCTGTTCACGTCCGCCATGATGGTCTTGTTGGTGCCAGGCTCGCCAAGAGCCGCAACCACCAGCAGGAGAACCGCCGCCAGGAACCAGATCGACCGTTTCGCGCTCATTCCATCAATCGCTGATAACCAACCCGCGTTCGTCACCGACCCCAAGAACGCGGACCGTGTTGTACTGCTCTTCATCCGGGTTCCAGATCCTCAGATACTCGACCCCGGTAGTTGCAGCACTCCCCAACAGGTCCGCCAACGAATAGTCGCCAGTGCCCGGGACCGTTACCGGAACCGGCTTGCTTCCAGCGAATTCAAACAGGTACGGCCCCGGCAACAGTTCGACCGAGAACGCCCCAGCCACAAGGACAGTGTCAATCGGACCGGTTGTAACCACAACAGACGATGACGCCTCAGGGCCCGTGCGCCGACTGAAACGAACATAGCCGGTCATGGCAACCCCGCTCGCGTCAACGATTGTCCCGGCCACAGTCGCTGTTGTGATGCCTTCCGGCATGGCTCAATTCCTCCGCAGCCACTCACGCACCCCGGCCTGGAACGACGAAGTCAGGAACCTGCGGTTGGGCAGCGCGGTCCGCCACGGCTCCTGGTTCACGCTTGTCTTGAGCAGGTAGAACAGTGTGAATCGTCCATCGTACTTGCCGGCCAGGAACAGAAATCCATTCTTCGACCGCCAGAAGAACATCTTCCCGACAGTCGCCTCCAGATCGAACGCTCTCCGGGCGTACGCTTCCGGGTGAATCGGGATCGTCAGGTACTTCGCGTTCTTGGCCACGATCTCGCCACCGTAGATTTTCTGCTTGATGCGCCCGTCCGTGATCGTGATGTTCACACCACCGTTCACCCACTCGGGACCGCGAATGCTGTCGGCCACCTGGGCCCAGAAGTGCGTCCGCCTCGACCCGGTTCCATCCTGCACGAAGCGGTTCGGTTCGTGCTGGTCGTTGAGCATGTAGAAGTCCCGTAGATCCTCGACCACACGTGACCCGCCCGACATCATTGCGCTCTCAAGCCGTGCCATGTCCAGAACATAGCCAGCGCGCACGCCGCCAGTAGTCTTGACTCTCACTCGAATCAGCTCGTCGGCCACGACCCCCTCCAAACGATGGCGTCGCGGTCCAGGCGCCACCCCGGGAGCGCGGACGTCACGACCCGCCCTAGTTCACGGTCTATGCCCTTCATTCCCGATTTGCACCCTTCGAGCATCCTTGGCAGTCTCGCCCTCTTCGCCGCCCCTTGCAACCCGTACTTGGCCGCCCGGTAGCTCGACACCATGCGCGTCCACATCCCAGACAGCCACTTGAACACCGGGTACGGGTGCCCGAAATCCGAAATCCGCAGCCAGATCGGCGACCCAAACGGAGCGATGAACCGGCCAGCATACTGCTTGCCGCCGGCCACCTTCCAGATTTTCGGCCAGTCGCGAGGGTGCCGCCGGGGCTCGCGCCGGTACAACTCAACGTAGGGGAATTGCTTCTGGTGGTGACGCTGCCACATGTACCGACCGTAGCCCTCGGACAGACCGGCTTGCGTCTCAACGATGACCCGCAGACGAATGTCCGAGCTAAGGTCTTGAATCTTCCCCTCCTGACCGGCCGGCGGCTCATACCCGGTGTTCGCCAACCACCGGCGCAGGTGCCTCTTCGCCTCCGCCCGGGTCAGATCGCCACGTTCAATCCCGATCAGAACGCGCCGCAATTGGCTCAAGAACCGTGCCTGGGTCACGCCGGCACTGAAGAGGGCCAATTCCCGAACGTCCGCGTCCAAACGCCGCAAAACGCCCGGGGCGACCCCTGGCAACCTTACCATGCGGGCCAACCGGCGCAGCGAATGTTGCTTGGGTGTCGGCATCCCTTACAGCCCGTCCATGTTCGCCTTTGTCCATTGCCTGGTGTCGGCTGTGCTGTAGCTCGCCTGCATGACCCCAGGTGGCCTTGTGTCCATCTCGCTCCCCAGCCCCTCAGCGTCCGTCGGTAACGGAATCGACGGTCCACGCCCCTCCGACACCGCCTGCAAAAGTTGCCGGGCATCGTCCCCGGCCTTCTTCCGTTCCCCGCCCTGGTCGAGAATCGCCCCCCCGGACCGCGCCATGACCCGCAGGACAACAAGGTCGGCGGCTGCGTCGTGCAGAATGTCCGGCAAAGTCCCGTCGGGCCCGAGCTTGTAGCGCGGGCATTGCAGGATGTACCCGCGCACCAACGCCGTCACGTCCTGGATCTGCCCAGCCAACGGATCCACCTCCCCGGGGCGCTGATTGGCTCGCCGGAAAGCGGACAACTCCTGCCCGCTGATGTGCTGAAGCAGTTCAGCCTCCGTCAATTCTGCCCACGCCATAAACAGGAACCGGGTGCGGCCGGGTCAACCCCACGCCACACCCGGCCAACAGGTGGTCAAGACGGAGCCCCTAGTCAATGACGAGGAACTGGGCCCCGCTACAGGTCAGGTGAATGTCAGCATCGCGGCAGCGGACGAGTTCGTCACAACAACATCCTCGCTCCAGTCGAACTTCGCCACCGTTGCACGCTGGTCGTCGCGCATGTACGTCCCGGGCACCATCCACTGGCCGGACAACCGGAACGTCTTCATGAAGGATGGGTCACGCCGCGTCGCATTCGCCTTGCGGGCAAACACAATCGCCGCCGACCCGATGCCACCGACCCAATCGATGGAGTCCGCCACACCCTCGGCCGCCGTGTCCTCGACCATGAAACTGATCATGACATCCGGCAGCCCCAGGAGCAGAGACTTCATGACGTCCGGAGTGATGTTCGGGAAGGCCGGCGTGCCAGCCGTCACGAACCGGCTCCGCACGTAGGTCGAGTTCTTGACCAGCTTGTAGGCGTCCGGTCCGAACACGATCCCAACCCCCATGGCCGACCCGTACCGGGCGGCCTTAATCACGCTTAGGATGGCCGTGTCCAGCGCCGCGATCGGATCAGTGGACGCCGTGTTGACCGCCGTGGCACCACCAGAGAGAGTGTCGTAGGCCAGCTTGACAACCTTTTTCTCGTGGATCAGGGCCGCAATCTCAGCCGCCATGTTGGCCGACTCCATGAGCATAGATTCCAGCGGCGCGGCTTCCTGCTGCTGGAGGATGTCCACCGGCACGTCGATGGCGTTCGGAACGCAGTTGTACGTCCCATCCGTGCCGCCGAACGTCACCTCCGCAGCCCGGCCGCCGGTGGCGCGCACCGTCTCGGGCAGGTGGAACTGGCTCTTCTGCGAGTAGATCTTGTAGCGCCCAATGCTCGTGGTCACCTCGACCACACCCGCAATGAAGTCCGCCACCGGTTGAATGGCAGACTGGGCGGCTCCGAAAGCGTACTGCCGCAGGGCAGGGCTTGGCGAAATGGCTGTAAGTTGGCTCGGCATAGTGGCTCCGATTCTTGATGGTTTCTGTTGCTCCGTTCCCCGTTACGTCGACTCTAGGCGCTCCCCTTGATCAGGCCCAGCGTCACCAGGGCGGACCGGGTGGCGTTGGTCAACTCGGTGCCCTTGGCGAAGTTGTCGTTCAGGTTCCCAATCGCGGTGCGCACCGCGTTAAGCCCGGTGGCAATCCCCGCAATGGCATCCGCGGTGTCCATGTTCTTAAGCGTCACCAGGAACACACCCTGCCCGGCAGTGAACGCAGTGCCACCGTTCGCAACCTCGACACTCAGCGTGGCCCCGGCCGCACCGGTGTTGGCCCCGGAAACCGCCGTGCTAGCCGTAATCGCACCAACAGCAGCCGTGCCCGCCTCGGTCAGCGTGACCGTCGAAGGCACCGTGCCGACATCCACGGACCCGATCTCCAGGTTGAACACCCGCGAAGCACCGGCGCCGACACCGGCAACCGTGACCATGAACTGCCAACCGATGACCGCGAACTTGTGCGGAATCACAATCGCCGTCGCCTGATCGGCCGCACCGGTCCCAGTCGGGAGAACCGCCGGAACCGCGATGACGTACTCGGCAGCCCCAACAGCCCAGGTGTTCGCCGTCGAACCACCGGTGTTGTCCGTGATCGCGGCGTTTGCCGTAACGGCCACAGCGGTGGCATCGCTGACGCTGCCGCCAGAATTGTCGGTGACGGCGGTCTGGTTCGCGCTCGATGGCTGAACCGCCGGCGTGGTGTTGAAGAATCCGACCTTGTTCGACGTGGTAGCGCCGAACTTGGTGCCGTTCGTGGTCCCAGTGGTCACGACGAAGGCCGCGCTGCTGTCAGCAAGAGTCACCCCCGCGCCATCGTACCACTGCGTATCCGCCTCGGTCCCAACCCCTTTGGTGCGGAACTTGACGAATTGACCATCTGCCCCGGTCTCCTCGGCATACCCAACAATGGTGTCGCCGGCCGTCCCGGTCGCACTCACCTTGCCAGCCGATGTCGGGTAGAGCGGATCGCCAGGCGAGCAGGTCCCCGAGAGCTTGGCCCGAATGTTCCGCCCTGGCTCGATGGGCCGCACGTTCACGGGGGCCGCAGTGGTCGAGCCATTGGCTCCATCCTCAAGCACAAACACCGGGTTGTCCGTCGCCGCACTCACCAGCGCAACGACCGGGTACGTCCCAGATGTGGCCCCAGTCAGTTTGACAAGGTAGCCCTCCTTGTCGGTCAGGTTGGTGGCGGTGTAAGCCACGAAAACACCGCTAATCGTGTTGCTTTGAACAGCATTCATGGATGATCTCTCCTGGGATTGTTTCTGACTCCTCGACTACTCCTTGACACCGGCCAGAGGCGCTTTGCGGCTGATGTTCGGGTCAACCCCGCTCATCTCCGCCACCGCTTGCTGAAAGGCCGACTGGTAGGTGACGTTGATACCGCTCTTCCGGTTCATCGCCACAATCTCGTTGGCCCGCACGCGGCACCTCGCGAACTTCCCATCCTCAGCCGTCTCGTCCACCGTCGCCGGCACCGGCTTGTAGTTCCGGTTGAACACCACTGCCGGGATCGTATTGGCCGGCTTGGGCGGCTGGATGTTCGCCAGGACAGCCACCGCAGCCTCGCGATTGGATGCCAACAGCGTACGCAGCTCGCCCCGGGCCTCGTCCGTGTCCGGCACCAGGCCCTCGAACCGCTTCGCCTCCTGCTCGACCAGGGCGCGCTCCAGTTCAGCGATGCGATTCTTCGCCTCAACCAACTCGGGGCTATCCTTGGGAGCGGGATCCTCATCCACCGCAGCCTGCAGCTCATTGACATCGCGGTTCACGGCTTCGATTGCCTCCTGGATCTTGTCGTCGCCGGCATCCGCCGGCACCCCCAGCAACTTGCAGAGTTCGGATTTGTGGTCCATACGTTTCACCTCCGCCGGGGCAGCCGCCGCACCGCGATTGCTCACCGGGACCATCCCAGTGATGTTCGGCGCGTTCGTCAACGCTATCCGGCTCAATCTGTTAGGCCGCATCAACGGCAGCCCCTCCGGTGTCTTCTCCGTCCCGGTAGGAGAAAAATCCGTCAGCACCGGCGACACCAGCCGATATTCCCCACCCGTCACCTTACGGTTGCCGCTCTCGGTGAATCGGAAGTGCGCCCAGACATCCTTCCCCCGCACCTGCAAGTCGTCCACCCATGCCGCCGCCTCGCTCGGGTGGTTCCGGTCATGGCTGAAGTGGTCGAAATCGACCAGCAGCCCAGGCCACGCCGCGCCAGCCTCGGTGCGCTCGCGGTTAAACGTCTCGACGATGTTCTGCACTGCCTGGTCGTCCACAACCTGCACCAGACCGGCATCCTTGTTCGGCCATTCACCAGACGTCAGAACCTGGATCCACCCGTCACTCGGGGGTGTGAACTGGCCGGCCTGCCCGGCGTTGATGGCGAATGACCTCACTTGCGGATCAACCCCTTGAATCGCGACCACAGCGACCGCCGCCCCGTAGGCGATGCCCCACGCGCAACCCCGTCCTCCAGGATGGCGCGTAGGGCCAGTGCAGCCGATGAGTCTCTCATCATACCCCTCAACCTCCCCGGCAGGGAGGCGTCTAACGCAGCCAATCTCTCGCCTGCCTCATCCTCGCTGTCAAGTTCCAGTATCTTCTCCAGCTCCGTCCGCACCGGACCAAGGTCCTTGTGCAACCCGCTCGCGACGGCGCGCTGGTACTCATCCACCAGCGGCTGCATGGCCCGCCTGTACCGCTCCACTTCCCCCTCCGTCGGATACCCGAACCGGTAGGGCGGAGGATCGGGCGTCATGCTCGATGCCGCTTGGCTCACCGCTGGGTACACCGGGGCCCGAGGGTCAAGCCTCGGCGCCGGGTCGCCAACCGCCCACACGTCACTCGATGCCGTGTTCTGCGCCTCCCCGGCCGGCTGGCCTCCCTCGGCCCGCTCGTCTTCCTCGCCTTCGCCGCCGCTGGTGTCCTCGATCCCCGCTCGGTCGAACATCGCGCCTATGTCCACCCCACCCTCGCCACCCTCCTGGTCCCCGGGCTGCCCCTCGTCCCCGGGCACTCCTTCCCCAGGACCCCCGCCCTGGTCCAGTCGGACCTCCAGATCCACCAGCTCGGACGCATGATCATCCGTTGTACGATACCCGGCCGACGCCAGCGTCGCCAGGAAGTCCGCCGCCTTCGCCCGGTCCGCCGTCTTCAGCTTCTCCAGTGCCACCTTCGCCAGCGGCCGTTCGAAGCCCGCAGCCTGCAGCGCCGGCACATCAATCGCCGCGTGCAGCACCTCGCATATCTCCTCGGACTCGCTGATAGCGATGTCCTGGAACACGTCCGCGTGCTCCTCGGCCGCACCGCTTCCAATGCCGGTGGCCTCCGACAGCATGGTCAGCTTGCCGCCCGTTCCCGCCAGCACCATCATCTTGTCACAGTACCCAAGGTGCGGCTCGAACGGCAGCGTTGCCCCAACCTGCTGCGCCGTCGACTGCATGCGGAACCCCGGCGGCAGGGCCCCGCGCCCGTTGCCGATGATCTGGTCTAGGACCGCCAGGTAGTTGTCCACGTCGCTCTGCGTCGCGCCCACCGGCGCCTCGGCGAACAGGCTCGGGATGCCGAACGTCTCACAGAACGAGTCCCAGTCCTTCTGCGTCAAGTTCTTGCGCAGGAACACGATCAACCCAATCTCATCCAGCGGGTCGTCCACCTCCCGAACCACGAACTGCCCCGGGTCGACCTCCTCGCCGACATTCGTCTGGTACGCATCCCGGTTGAACTTCCAGTCGTCGAAGGGGTACGTCTTGCACCAGTGCCACTGCGGCACCGGCTCCAGGTGCACAACGTTCATCTCCGCGTCGTAGTGCTTCTCAAGGTGCGAGTACCCACGGAACGTCGCCAAGGCCAGCCACTTGATAGCTTGGCCAACGTTGTCGATGCGCCGGTACGTTTCCTTGAGGACCTGAACCTGCTGCTGCGCCTCCTCGTTCGACCCAACCCCTTCCTCGCCCTCGCCCTTGGCCTCGTCGTCCACGACGAAGTTGACCTTGAGCTTGCGGATGGCCGAGAGCCGCCGTTCCTTCAGCGACCGAATCACGGGCTCCTTGCGCTCGATGCTACGGAAGGTCCACTGCAGATCGGCGTTGAACCCGTACTGCGCCTGCTCCAGAAGCATCACGGCCCGCGCCACCGTCAACCCGCGAATCGGGTTGATGAAGACACGCGGCGGACGTATCCGCTTGCGGAACACTTCCCGGTTGCCCTGCTCGCCAACGTCACCACCAGCATCGCCGTTGCGGCGAGTGTCAATGACGTTGCCAGCGGGGTTGAGCGGGCTCTCTGCGCGTGGCGGCATGGCAATCCTGCCACCCAGCATCCCCCACCGCCCCGCCCCTGTCAACACGCCGGGTCAGGCGCCACCCTCGTCCAGGGTCGGGACAATGGGGCCTTGCTGACGTTGCTTGCGACGGTCCTCCACTTCGATGCACACCACCACACCCGTCTCGCCCCGAGTCTCAACCTGCCCGTACTGCCAGCGGGTGCGCTCGTCGCCGTCGTCGACCCTGAGCGCCGAGGCAACGGCATCCCTCAACGGCTTCAGACCGCCGACGAGGTTGTCGTCATCCCTGCGCCGCCGGACGTGAGCAGTGAGCGTAACCGTGAATCGCCGCTGATCGCTTGGCCTAACGCCGCCACCACCCACGCCTCCTTCGCCTTGCGCTTGGACCGGATGCGCTCGCCCAGGCCGGCCCCGAGCACCGCGTTGAGGCTCGGCGGGCACCACGGCACCCACACCAGCACCGGCGGGCCGAGTGGTCGGCCTCGACCACGACCCGTCCTCCTGCTCGACCCAGCCATCACTTTCGAGTGCATTCCGTCCCTTTCGCTTCAGTCGCTCGATCAGGCTCATACCTCGGTCAAGTGCACCGTGCGCCACGGCACCGGGTCAATCTTCCACACCCACGCCGATACCCACCCTCGGCCACGGACGTGCACACGAACGCAAGAATCGACCTTGATCCGCCCTTTGATGGCGCCAGAGGCCAGTGCCCGTTGCCCAAGTTTGAAGAATCGCACCTCATGTTTCATGCCGTGGCACATTGAAACATGCACCGGACGTGTAGAACGTCGAGATCGGACGCCGGCGTAACAGGCTCGCCAGGGGCCACGTCGAACCCGTCATCGGCCACGTCGAACCCGGCGCAATACTCGCACTTGTGCAGGGTGCTCAGACCTTGAATCGCGCTCTTGAGGCCGCTCAAGCACGGCACGGTCCGGGGCACGAATCGGCATGCGTCGACCCTGATGCTCCAGTGAGCAAGCACACTGCCCGGCACCAGCCGCATCACCGCTGTCCGCGGAATGTAACCAGTCTCCCTCATAATGCCCCCCCCACCACCGCACGCTTGGCCTCGGACTCCGCGAAAACCTCCGCCGTCGGCTTCCCGAACGGTAACCCAACTTGCCCGGGCTCGTACCACACCCCAGGCGGCCTCCACACCACCTCCCACTGCCGGCCGTGCGGCTTGCGCACCAACACCTCGCCGTCAATCGTCACCCGCACCGTGCACACCAGCGCACCGGACGCCGACCGCACCTTCCGGTACAGATCGCGCTTGAGCGTGACGATGTTCCGCGAGGTCATTGGATTTCAGATCGCAACCACCGCGTGAACTCCGCCATCTCCCCCAGCCTCTTCGCCCGCTGGCCGGCCGGCAGCGTCCGCCAAACGAACTCCACCGCCAGCTCGTCAATCATATCGTACACATCCCGCGCCACCTCCGCCATCTCCTGCGCGGCCGCCTCACGCGCCTCCACCGGCGCGGCCCCCGGGCCATTCGCTGGCGGATCCGCGCCTTGAACCGGGGTTGGCGGTGGCATAGCGGTGGTATCGGTTGCGCCGACGGTGCTGGTTTCCGTGTTCACAGTGTCGTTTCTGTCGGCACAGAACATCGCACATATCGGCGACGTTGCAAGTGGAATGTCGCGGTTTTCCACCCCGGAGCCACCCTGTCGGTTTCCGCCCCGTTGGGCTCCCAACGGACGTCTGGGGCGCAACCGGGCGAGGTGCCGGTTCGGCCCCGGTGCCGGTGTCGTTTTGGTGCCGGTGCCGGCGTCCCAGGCACTGGGCCCGTTGGGCCCCGGCACTGAGGCGCTGCGTTGGGGGCGCCACCGGGCGTCGGCCCGGGCGCCACCGGGCGTCGGCCCGGGCGACGCCTTGGGACGGCTCGTGGCTGGTTGGGGGCAATCGTTCGGGTTTGGGCGGGTTGGACCGTGCGGGCAGACGACAACCCGGCGAGGGATTATCGTCTGGGAGTGTTGGCGGAATCGCTCAGGGATGAGCTGGGAGTCCGTTACGGTCCACGCTGCTAGGCACACTTTAACCAATCGGAAGCCTGCCGGCGCTAAGGCGGCCGGGGTGCGTGGGGACGACGCGGGGCTGTAAAGGCAAAGGGAGCTTGCCCCGCTCTTTAAGGCGGCCGGTTGTCGACCATCCGCCCGTGTTTTTCTTCGCCAGGACGTTCCTCGTTGTTTCACCCGGGTTGGGTACCGGGTGCCTGGGTCGGAAGCCGCTAGGCCTTTTTATGTGGTGAACAGGTGCGACCTGCGGACCTGGGAAAAGAGGGGCCGCCTATTTCGGATCGGCATGGCCCCGGAGCGCCCCGGTTGTGCAGTCTTCGGTGAACTGTGCCGACCCTTGCAATCGGGTATCGGCGGGGCTCCGAAATTCTCTCTATCGGTAGACTTCACAACTCTGCGCGATCCTTCGCACGTCTTGGGCGGTGTGTCAAGTGGGTGGGCTGCCCCGGGGGGTTTTGACGCCCCCGGGGTGGTGTCGCCGCGACCGGCCCAGCATCGCCCCGCCAAGCCCTGCCTTGCCACTCCACGAAATCTTCCCCCGGGTGTGACCCCAGGGGTGGTGTTGCCAAGACCGGCCAAGCCCCGCCTTGCCGAGCCCGGCCAGGACATGCCCAACCGCGAAATCTTCCCCCGGGTTTGACCCCGGGGGTGATGGTGCCTCGACCGGCCTCGCCACGCCAAGCCTCGCCGAGCCCGGCCAAGCCCCGCCGCGAAATCTTCCCCCGGGTGTGACCCCG